TATAAGATTCGGGTTTTGCTTCAAAATACGAGACGGGCACTTCTTTGTACATTTTTTTTAAATTAGCTATATCATCTGCGACGTCTGGTAATTCACTTTTAGCAGCTTTTAGCTTGCTGGGACTTTTCAGAGCGTCATTAAGGTACTCTGCAGCGCTACTATCTATCCCGAAGTTTAGCCCTTCAAATCGTGGTAAATCGGATTCTTTGACACGCTCAAGAACATCGCTAAATAAACTGTCCGCAAGCTCTTTCGTCGCCTCTCCAGTTCGATTATCTATTAACCTGTACTTATTTTTGTATAAATCATCTAAGCTATTGAATTTTCTTGTGTTGTTAATGTAGGCTTGCGTATTAGGGGGTGTCCATCCCTGCTCACCGCTAATAGCAGCTAGCTCATTCATGGCGTCACTTGCATTTTGAGCTGTAAGAGGCAGCTCCTTTTCTGTTCCGCGTTTATTAGTATATTTTATTATTTTGTCGCCGCGTAATTTATCAAGATTCTCTTGAGCAAATTTATTAAATTCAGGATTGCCTCTAATCTCTGATGTGTAGGCATCAGCAAATTGCGGATTTTGCAACTGAAAAGCGTCTCGCATAGCCGGACTGTAAAGCTCATTCAGGTCCAAATTACTCCTAGCAGAGGCGTTGGACATATTATTGGCTGCCGCAAATTCTCTTAGTGCATCATCGTTCATTTTATATGTTGTGTTTGGAAAACGCGGCGAATAAATATCTCGATCGCCAAGTACCACTTTAGAAACTGCATTAGCTGGGTCTACCATGTCTCGGTTAGCCACCATTACGATGTCGCCAAAGTCGCTGCCTGGCAAAAAATTGGTGCCTTTATTAGCGTCAACAACAGCCATAGACGGCTGCACAAAACCTCCTAAATCGGCCGCTCCACGTAGTTTTTCGGGCGTTAGTTGGTGAGTTGCGATTAGATTACCGTACTTATCAGCAATATCATCAGCACTGTTTTTGGACATAAACTTAATAACGTCGTCAGAATAATTAGACGCTATTTTGTCAGCAACGTCGTCGCCGGCGTTCTTGAATATTCCGCTAAACAATCGGCTCAGGCTGCTCATTACCGCCTCCTAGTAAGCCGCTTAGCACACCGACGTCTTGCGGGCCCTGCATGCCGCCCATTTGCGGCATAGCTGGCATCTGTCCAGCGTCTATTGACTGCTGCCCTGCTGGCATGATCTGCTGTTGCTGAGGCATTGGCTCTGGCGGCTCTGGTGTGATTGGCAGACTTGGGTCAACTAGCAGCCCTTGCTGGTCGTCCTCCTCTAGCTTGGCGCGCTGTGCTAGACCAACGACACTCTTCTTAATGAAATCAATCCAGTTCTGCCGATTGTTCTCGTCTGCATAGAGGAACTCATCTGTCAGCATTAGTTGGCGAGCAGCTTTAATGTAGCTAGGCTTGATATTGTTGCGAATATTTACTTCCCCGCCGTTCATGAATACGCTAAAGTCGATATACGCCTCTCTGTCTGATACTTCTGAATCAATTTCGTTTAGTAGCGACATTGGGTCAACCTTAAACTGCACAAGATTGCCATAACGCTTTGACGAATCTTTGAGCGATAGGTCTTTGTAGAGCGTGTACGGGTCGATAAGTCCCATTTTGGCCAAATTCATAGCCACGTTTTCTCGCCGCTCGCGATCTACTCGCAAGAGCGAGCCGTGCGATATCGAAATGTTGGCAATGTTCGGGATAGTTGCGCGAGACAGTTGCACAGAGACGAATTTACCGTCTGTGTCACGAGTAGCGAACGATTTACTCTCGTCATAGTAGACTTTCATCATTTGAACCAGCAGCCTAAAGTAGTCGTCAAGCCCGCTCTCTAAGCAGCGCACGACCTCATCTTGCCGTCCGCCAGCCTGTCCTTGAATCATTTTGGCCTCGCCCAGTGTTCCGACATCTCGCTTGCTGTCGTCGCCGCGGAACTGGCTTGGTGTGCCCAAAACGTTATGAATCGCATTCTTCGTGTTCTGATAATCCTCGATAACGTAACTTGGCAATAAATGCGGCGATATCTCGCCAAAAGCGCTCTGAATCGGCTGCTCTGGCTGAGTATCGAGGCGTAGCACCTGTCGAGGGTCTCTGGTTAAGTTAGCAGCATCCTCTTCGTTGAGCGCCTCAGACTTAAATACGAGCACACTGTTAGCTGTATCGGCGTTCTCGATAATCTGTCGGCCGCGCTTATTCAGAGCATCCTGTAGCGGGATTGCCTGCTCGATAGGCGAAGTCTGATCGATTAGGTTCGAGCCATCATTGAGGTAGTTGAAGAATAGGTATGGCTTAGCCGGCAAGTCTACGAAATTTTTAATACTTAGACCCTCATTCTTGTACAAATAATTAGGGTTGCGGCGTTTATCAAGTACTACGCTACCGAAATACCAAGCAACGCACTCGCGCTCTTCATCTGGCGCAGATTCGTCAGTAAACCAAATCTCGTTATAGGCGACAATCTCGTTAAGCAGCTTGTTAGTTTTGCGTTCGCGGCCAAGCTGCCGCATGATTTCTGATTCTTTATTCGGGAACTTACGCAGCAGCGTCGCTACAGAATCTGTACAGATTTCGCAGATGAATGTCGGATTCTCGCCTAGACGGCAATCTTTGTCAAGAATCAAACGGCGCGGGTCAACCACGACAGGCACGATATCTTTTGTAATATCGTCATACTTTAGCTTAATAACACCTACGCGGTGCACATAGAGATTGCGCGCTACTGCTTTAATCTTGTCGCTGAGCTTGAATTTCTCGCAGTGAATATTGATAGCCGTCTCTAAATCTTGCGCCATCACTAGAGACTGCGTAGTGTCGTCTTCAGGCACTACTTCACAAGATGGTGTATTAGCTGAAACGTACGCTAGAATTGCCTGGATACCTACATAAATCTGGTTGTCGGTATATGGCACCTGATAGTCGTAAAGCTCGCTCGTATCGATTTGTTTGCCGAGCAAATAGCGCTCGTTCTTATTACGAGCGTACTTAAGGTTGTAGCCTTTGCGGCTGTCCCAATAAGTCTGAGAATCAAGCGTCCAGCGCTTAAAATTGCCAATCAAAGCTTTATCGTCTAAATCCAGCGACAGAGACGAACGTTCATCAACTACACCTGTATCTTCAGTAACATCATTGACGCTGCCGTCTGAAAATAGCTGAGATTCATCGTTCATATCTCAATATTATCACACTAATTGTATCCTACCTCTATTAAAAATAAGGAAAATTAAATCGTACGCCAATCTTTATTTTTACGATTGCCGCGTTTGATCATATCGTTTAAGTCTAAGCCGATATCTTTCAGATTGACTTTTTGTCCGCCAACGAACGACAAGTTCGGTTTAGCTTTGAGTTCTGATTTATTCAGCAGCATGCCGCGCTCGCGGTTGGCTGTCAGTAGAGTATAGAATAGCGCGTCGAGAGCGTGATCGACGTTGTTGTTGTCTAATTCTTCACCTCCAGAGTCTTTAGCATAAACTATCGTCGGCAACGTCTCTATGAGATATTCGCAGCTGCGATGCACTTGAATAGCAGGTCTACCATCTTTAGCATTTGCAAACGCTAGATGCAGGTTATTTATAGCAGCTTTCTTGACGTCGCGCACTAGCTTGCCAGATTTTACGATTCGCGGGCGCTTGTCGGCCGGCAGAGCTTGTAGGGTTTGCGCAAACACATCAGAGATAGGCTTGCTACCACCTAAATGCGAAAAGGCATCGTGAGGCAGTGCTAGGACGTCGACCGGGTCTTTTTCTTGAATCTTTGCGAATTCATCTGCCCACCATTGCGGATTCTTATGATTGTCATGCCGCTCGCGGTAGATAAACGCTCGCTCCTCGCCATCGGTAATTCGATCGAACGTCGACCACAATATCACACACTCGTCATTGTAGCCCCAGTCCATGCCTGCAATCCTAAATGAGCCGTTAAAGTCTCTGCTGCTAATACCCCAGTCTAAAAACTTGCTAAACACGTGCAGGTCACTCCTGAAGTCATCAAAGACCGCACCGAACTGAATATCCCAATCTCCGTGCCGCCACGCGCGATATAGCTCAGGGTCGGTCTTTTCCATCGCGTCAAGCTGCCTGACGTAATCTGGGTCGTTCGCGAGCAGGATAGGGTTGTCGTCAAGCGTAGCTGGCACGTACGCGCGCCACAGACCGGTTTCTCTGTCGATGATCGTTTGCCAATACATCGTACGTTTGCGTCCATCTGAGTCAATCCAGTTATATTGGTGCTTGACGCAAATCGAGGTCTTTTTGTCTGGTGTGACAAATCGCTTTTTGACCCAAGCCATACCGATGCCGCCTGGGTTTGTTGTGCAAAATACCTGCGGGAATAAATCTGGATACTTCGAGCGCGCAGAGCTAATCAGCTTAAGGTACATGTCCTCGCGTGGTATCTGAGTCAGCTCCTCTATGTTAATTCGACAGTACTCGTGACCTTGATATTTAGAGTAAGCGTCGTCGTCCTTGAGATGACCGCCGAGAATTCGGCCGATACGGTGCTTATTGCCACCAGATAGCGTCATCGGCTTACGCCGCAGCTTTGCACCCATCGCCCGAAAAGCGACTTCGGCGCGGTCCTCGAAGTCTGACAAGTCCTCAGCGTTACGACGAATGACCAGCTGCTTGGTGCGCGGATCAGCCAATCGCTCACCTAGTATCGCTATCGAAGCGTCTGTCTTGCCTGGACCGCGAGCTCCACCGAATAGTATTTCGCGGTATCGTTTATCTCGGCTCAGCGCGATAGCGAGTGTTTGAGGGCCTGGAAACGGCACCCAATATCCCCGCTCGCGATACTGATTAGCGAGATTTAAACTCAATACTTCGTTGTTTACACGTTTGCGCTTCGCCATACTTATCTCATATTTGATATTAAATTTTGAGGGCTATTTTCATTTTCCCGCATTTTCGTTGTCTCTTTTTCTAAAAAACGTCCAAAATATACCACCTGTCTCTTAA